TTAGATAAGCCAGGTGCTGAGGCTGTGTGTGTTATAGGTAAAACTAGAAGAGATATTTACCAAGCAGTAGCTGATAAAGTAAATAGTTATTTAGCTACTGGGGACTACCCAAAAACAATAGTATTTAGGCGGTCAGATAAGACAATTAACACAGCTACAACAGAGGTTGAACTACAAAGTTCAATAGGTAAGATTAAAAGGGAATTAGTAAAGAGTAATGTAATGACACAGCCTTATTCTGTAACTAGTTATGGTATGTATCAACAAGTNACNGAAGCTTTAAATANAATAGTAGATGAAGAAAGACAGTTCTGGAAAGGAGATAAATGGGTACTAGCTAGGGCTTTAACCANACTAAATACAAAAGCTATCCTTGAAACAGTTAAAGGGGCTAAGGTAGGTCAGGAGTTCTTAAAAGAGGTTACAAAGCAAGTAGTTGCTAATAACAATCATATTTTCTATAAAACATATTTAGATTTTCCTGTATTACAGAAGATAAATAGAACAAAGATTGAGAGAATAACTACTGAGTTAGGTACATTAAACATACAACACTGGACTGAAGATTTACATAATCTGAAGATGGTAAATGGTATTGCTCCAAACTATATACACAGCTTAGATAGTACCCTTATGATGTTAACTGTTGAGAAGATGATAAAATTAGGTTGTAAGAGCTTTCATTTAATACACGATAGTTATGGAGTTGGTGTACAAGATATAGTAAACCTAAACATTTGTGTTAGAGAAGCATTTGTTGAACTATTTGGTAGTCAACCATTAAAAAGTTTTGTAAGAAGTGTTTGTCCTGAAGCTTTAGATAGAGTTGATGAGGTTATGATAAACACATTAAACATAGAGGAGGTACTTGAAAGTAGATATATTTTTAGTTAACCTTAAAGGTTGCTTAAACTCACTCCCTATTAGATATAAGTTTAAAAGGGGGATTTAGGGGGTCTTTAAATAATTTTAATACTTATTAAGAAGACTTAGGTTTATTACTATTAACTATTATTAATTATTACTAATTAGTAATACAATAATAAATAATTAGTAATATAATAAATAATAACTAGTTATTACTACTATTAGTAATTAATATAGTATTACTATATATAATATATAATATATATAACAAAAAAAGGAAAAATAATGGCAACAATAAAAAGAACAAATCCGTATGCAGTAAAAGGTTTTACAACAACAAGTCCAAAAGGTTTAAGTAAATGGTGTAAAATAGTAGAACCAGAAAGAACATTTAATGCTAAAGGTACATTTGCTACTGATTTGGTTTGTAATCCTAATGAACCTGCGGTTCAAGAGTTTATAGCTAGATTAGAAACTTTAAGAGATATAGCTTTTGATGAAACTAAAGAAACTTTAGGTGCTGTAAAAAGTAAAGACCTTAAAAAGAGAGCAGTATACCAAGAAGAAACAGATGCTGAAGGAAATGAAACTGGTAATATTGTATTTAAGTTCAAGATGAACAATGTTGATGATAGAGATGCACCAAACAATAAAATTGTTGTTGTAGATGCTCATAGAAATGTTATTAAACAAGTACCACTTGTAGGTAATGGTTCTGTAATTAGATGTGTTGCTTTTGCTAATCCATACTTTATGGCTAGTACAAAAGATATAGGAGTTAGTTTACTTTGGTCTAAAATGCAATTAATTACACTATCAGCATTTGGTAAAAAAGATGACTTTGAAGATGAAGATGGTTTTGTATCAACTGATGCACCTTTTAGTGTTGATGAAGATGAAGATGAGATTGATTTCTAAATGATACAAAACTTAATTGTACCATTAAGATTAGAGGTAGGGGTAATAAAGAAAAGAACTTATTACCTCAACCTTAATGGGTTTCGTAACTGGAACTTTCAATTAAGTAATCAACTTAAAAAATTATTTAAAATATCGGTTACTTCACAGATAAGAGCTTTAGTACCTTGTACAAAGCCTGTGGAGATAACTTTTGTAATTTACTACCCATCAAATAGAGCATTTGACTTAGATAATATAGGGTCAGTTGTTTGTAAGTTTACAAATGATGCTTTGGTTGAGCTGGGTGTTCTTATAGATGATAATTATAATTTTGTAAAGAAGGTTACTTATGTGTTTGGTGGGGTTGACAAACTTAATCCCAGAGTAGATGTAAAGATAGAGGAGATTGAATGATATGCAAGATGAAAGTGTATTTTTATACCATACAAATTGTGATGCTTGTGGTAGCTCAGATGGTAATGCAGTATACAGCTCTGGCTCTACTTACTGTTTTGCCTGTAATACAAGCAGTAGGTGTAACACTGACAATCAAACTAGTAGTTTTAAAACTCAAAATAAGAGAGTTACTATGTTAGTTTCTGAGTACAAAGAATTAAAAACTAGAAAGATACCAGCTACAATTTGTAGTCAATACAAGTATGGTGTAACTGTTGATAACAATAATAATATATGCCAAGTAGCTAACTATTACAATAACAATAAAGAAGTTATAGCTCAAAAGATTAGATACCCAGATAAGACTTTTAAATGGCTTGGAGATGCTAAGGACACATTATTGTTTGGACAACAGTTGTTTGGAGCAGGTGGTAAGAAACTAACAATAACAGAAGGGGAATTAGATGCTTTATCTGTTGCTACTGCTTTTGGTGGTAAATATCCTGTTGTTTCTATTAAAAATGGTATAGCTTCAGCTAAAAAAGAAATAGCTAAACATTTAGATTGGATTACAAGCTTTGATGATATATACCTTTGGTTTGATAATGATGAGAAAGGTAGAGAAGGATTAGCGGAAGTTGTACAAATACTACCAGCTCATAAAGTAAAAATAATTAGACATAGTGAATACAAAGATGCTAGTGATGTTTTGGTTCATACAGGTGTTAGTGGTGTTATAAATGCTTTTTATAATGCTGAAGAGTTTAAACCTGAGGATATTGTAACACCTGATGATTTACTAGATGATATAGCTGAGCCTATAGAACAAGGTTTTGATTGGTGCTACAAAAAACTAACACAGCTAACTTATGGTAGAAGATATGGTGAGATTGTATGTGTAGGTGCTGGTGTATCAGTAGGTAAGACTGATTTTGTAACTAGCCAAATAGCCTTTGACATAAACCATAATTGGAAAGTTGGTACTTTTATGTTAGAGCAAGGTAAGAAAGAAACCTTACTAAGAATAGCAGGTAAGATAGATGGTATTCACTATCATTTACCTAATCAAGTATTTGATAGAGAAAAACTAAAAGAAACTGTACACAGTATGCAGAATAAACTTTATATGTTTGATAACTTTGGTTCTATAGAGTGGGAAGTAATAAGAGAGAAGATTAGATATATGTGTCATAACTATGGAGTTCGTATATTCTATATAGATAACTTAACTGCTCTTAATGCCCACGCTAGTGATGAAAGAAGAAACCTAGATGCTTTAATGGCTGAGGTAGCAACACTAGCTAAAGAGCTTGATATTTGGATACTACTAGTTTCACATCTTAATCCACCTAAGAGTGGAGCAAGCCACGAAGCTGGGGGTAAGGTAGAACAAAATCAATTTACAGGAAGTCGTGCTATTATGAGATGGGCTTTCTTTATGATGGGGGTAGAACGAAATACATTACATCCTGACCCAGCTGAGAGAAACAAAGGCTTAATTAGATGTATCAAGGATAGGTTTAGTGGTAGGGCAACAGGGCACACTATAGGTTTTATTTATGACACTGATAGTGGCTTATGTTTGGAAACAGATGAGGACTTTGACATAGAAACATCAGAAGGAGAGGATAGTGAGTCAGACTTTTAATGATATAGTTGTATTTGATATTGAAACAAATGGTCTTTATTTTGATGCAACAGTTATTCACTGTATCTCTATAAAGATAGATTGGGGAAAGACTAAAGTATATACTTCAAAGCCTATAAAAGGCTCTGCTGGTACTATACAAGATGGTTTAGATATATTATCAAGTGCCTCTATTATACTTGGTCATAATATTATAAACTTTGATTTACCTGTTATTTGTAAGTTATATCCTACATTTACATATAAAGAATGTATTGATACCCTTTTATTAAGTAAGTTGTGTTACCCAAATCTAGCTGTTACTGATAAGTTAAAAACCACTATACCATCTAGATTAGTTGGTAGTCATAGCTTAAAAGCTTGGGGTTACCGTCTTAGGGCTCTAAAAGGTAATTATGGAATGCAAGAGGATGCTTGGGATAAGCTAACTGAAGAGATGGTAGAGTATTGTAGAAGAGATAGTGATGTTACATCTAAATTGTATAATAAGCTATTACAAAAAAAGACACCCTCCAAAGCTCTTCGGCTTGAACAAGAATTTGCTAAGATAATTAGTAGACAAGAGAAGTATGGTGTTCTGTTTGATGTAAAGAAAGCTCAAACACTCCATATAGAACTTCTTAAGGAAACTGAGAAAGCTGAGCAAGAGCTTATGCAAGTATTTAAACCTTTACCTACTTGGTATCCTAAACAATACCCTAAGAATCCATACAAAAGAGATGGACAAAAAACACAGGTATTGCTTAATCAAGAAGCACTAGGTTGTCATTACAACGAAGAGTTAGAATGGGGTTATTTTGAAGATTTAAGCTTTAATCCTACTAGCAGACAGCATATTGCTAGATGGCTACAAGATGTTTACAAATGGAAACCAAAAGAAAGAACTGAGAAAGGTAGTATTATAATTAATGAAGAGGTACTATCAGCTTTATCGTTTCCTGAGGGGAAGATATTAGCCCATTACTTCAATGTTAAGAAACTTATTGGTCAATTAGCTGAGGGTAAGAATGCTTGGTTAAAGATGGTTGATAGTAANAANCGTATNCACGGAAGAGTTGATACATTAGGGGCTGTTAGTCGAAGATGTACCCATAGTAATCCTAATATGGCACAAGTACCTTCTAGCAGAGCTTACAAAGGGCACGAATGCAGAGAGTTGTTTTGTGTACCTAAAGGTAAGAAATTAGTTGGTTGTGATGCTGATGGGTTAGAACTAAGAACACTTAGTCATTATATGGCTCAGTTTGATGGGGGTAAATATGCTATTGCAGTTGATGAGGGCAAGAAGGAGAATGGAACAGACATCCACACAGTCAACCAAAAAGGAGCTGGGCTACCAACTAGAGATGATGCCAAAACATTCATCTATGCCTTTCTTTATGGTGCAGGAGATGAAAAGATTGGTAGTATTATTAATGGGACAGCAGAATCTGGAAGACAAATTAAAGCTAAGTTCTTTGAACAATTACCAGCAATTAAAAGCTTAGCAGATGGTGTTAAAAAAGCAATAAAAGATAAGAAACCTATAAAAGCTTTAGATGGTAATCCTTATTTCATTAGAAGCACCCACAGTGCATTAAACACCTTACTTCAAGGTGCTGGTGCTTTAGTAATGAAATACTATTTAATATTTTTAGATAGAAAGTTATCAGCTGTATATAAGTTTGGTATTGATTATGAGTTTGTTCTTAATGTTCACGATGAGGTGCAGATAGAATGTAAAGAAGAAATAGCAGAAAATGTGGCTAAGATATGTGAAGATACATTTAGTGTTGTAACTACTTATCTTAAATTTAAGATACCATTACGAGGAAGCTCAGCAATAGGTAATAACTGGGCAGATACCCACTAAGGAAATAAATGGTAAATATTAATAATTGGAAAGAGAAAGATTTGTTTGCTTACTTAAAACTACATCACTACCCTGAACTAGAAAAGATAGATGAAACATATAGTAGGTGGGATTGTATTAGTAAAGATGAGATAATAGAACTTAAGTGTAGAAGAGCTCACTATCCTACTATGTTAATAGAAAAAAAGAAGTATGATGCTTTACAGCTAGAGGCTAGTAAGTATAAGAATCATAAGGCAGTATATATAAATTCAACACCCAAGGGAATATATAAGTGGGTATTAGATAATACATTAACAATAGAATGGTTAGTTGAGCATAAACACCCAGCTACAACAGCCTTTGGTAATAGAAGTATTGTAGCTAAAGAAGTAGGGTATTTAGATGTCGCTAAATCATCAACATTATATATTTCATAGGTGTGATTTAAAAGGTATTCCTTGCGATAAGTATTGTGAAAGCAAGAACGATAAAGAATTATGTGGGAGGATAGGAATGAATGCTTTAGAAGAGAAGGTTTTATTGTGGGCTTATGATAGAGGTATACTAATCAATGGTAGACCTGAAACACAGATGCTTAAGCTTGTAAGTGAGATGGGAGAACTAGCTGATAACTTAGCTAAAGGAAAAGATATTAAAGATGATATAGGGGATTGTTTAGTTGTACTTACTATTATAGCACATATGAAAGATACAAATCTCCAAGAATGTTATGGTATTGCTTATAATGATATCAAAGATAGAATTGGGTATCTTAATGCTAATGGTGTTTTTGTAAAGGAAACTAAATGAGTCCAGAGGCAATATTATTAGAAATAGAACACGAAGAGCAATTAAAGAAAGCTAAAAGTTATCAGGTGGCTGGTAAACACTATGCAAATAAGAAGATACAACCTATTGATTATATAATAGCTAATGAATTAGATTTCTGTGAAGGTAATGTAATTAAATATATTACTAGATATAAGGACAAGAATGGTGTTGAAGACTTACAAAAGGCTAAACAATATATAGAGTTTCTCATTGAGAATTTGAATAAGGAGAGATATAGATGAAAGAAGAGATTTTAAAAGTAACAATAGAGGGATATGACAAAACATTTAGTTTTGAAATGGGTGATAGTAATACTTGGTTAGTTGCTTTAGATAGTTACATACAATTATTAAATTGTATTGGATTTAGAATAACTGATACTGCACAATTACAAAAGTGGTTAGATAACACGGAGGTGGTTAGTGACTGAGTTTGCTCTTGATTTATTAAGTAAACATTATTGCAGAGAGAACGAAACACCTCAACAAGCATTTAAAAGAGCTTGTGATTGTTTTGCATCTAATAG